TGCGAACAATATACAGGTCGATCGTTTATCGAAAAAGATATCACGATGACCATGGACTGGATTCAGACCAGAATCGACCTGCCGAAATTGCCTATAATTTCAATCACTTCTTTGAAATGCTATTATCTGGACGGAACCAGCGATACAATAGATCCCAGTTTATATGAGATTCAGCAGGGTAATTATGAAGCGGCTCTGGTTTTTCTTGAAGACATAATTCCTTGTGTTTCAGATAAACCAAGTGGCGGTTATGTGCTTATTTATAAGGCAGGATATGGGGATAGCGCAGCCGATGTTCCACAACTAATCAAGGAAGCGATAAAAGTAACAGCGATGGAGCTTTATGAGGGACGTTCGGCAGCGAATGATATTCCGGACAAGGCGAAAACGCTTTTACAAAAGTATTGGATACCAACGATATGAACATGGCAGCGAGTCTGAAATACAGAGGGCGAATCTGCAAGGGTGTGAACACTCCGGCCACGAGCGGAAAAATGAATCGCTCTTATACTACGATCGCATCGATGTATATGGGTCTGGAAACCTTGACTGAAGCCGCCATGATCAGATCGCAGGAGATCGACAATCCAGTAACCCATAGAATCACAGTAAGGAAATCGGCTGTTGATATGATCGGGCAGCAATTCAGCACGGCATTCGATACGGCCATGGACACATTCGCAGATATCAACATGGTCAAGGCAGATTATTTCATTTTTGTAGAATCGACGGGGACAGTTCATGGACGGCTTTTCCAGGTCAAGGGTATGAAGCGTGATGAAGTGAACCGAGAATGGATTAAGATCACGGTTCAAGAGATTCAGGAAGTCGGAACGGGCGGGAAAGAATAATGGTGCAGATTATAGGAATGGAACCATTTATAGGATTTCTCGGGAAGATGGCAGATGAGACACATAAGATCGTCGAAGATGAAGTATTCAAAATCGCTTCTGATTTCCGGAATAAAATAGCGCAGGGAATGCGGGACACCCCGAAAAATCCTAAAAATAAAGTACGTAGAACAAAAAGTGGCCTTTATCATTATCGATCTTATCCGGGCAATTATCCGGCTATCGACAGTGGTAGATTGTTGGGGTCGATCAAAGTCTCGAAAGAAGAAGAAGGAATCATGCTCGGTTCGATCCAGAAAGATCCCGCATATGGACTTTTTCTCGATCAGGCCAAACAGGAAAAAAGAAAAAGGCCATGGCTCATCGAACCGGTGGGCGAGATGATGAAGAGTGCAAATATCGAGTCGAGAATAATCGACTCTTTGAAGAGGAAATTATGAGAATCGGTCGAATCGTTACGAAAATCAGGGCGGCGAATACGCTTTTCGGGAATATGGTCGCGGGGGCAGCCGAGCTAAATCTCGCCATGAATGGGACGCTTCAAGCGGATTCGGCATTCGTTATCCCGCTCATAGAGAGCACGGGCGAGAGCAAAACTGTAAACATTACGAATGAAAATCTTCTTGAACGATTCGGGGTTATAGTAGCGATTGCGAATGATGAAAGTCAGGCTGAAGTCTACGGCGTTGTCGCATATGACAAGCTGCATGATATTAGGGCGCAATTGTGGGCTTGCCTTCTCGGATGGGAGATTCCCGAAGCCGAGAGCCAATTACATTACCGCGGGGGGAAATTGCTTCAGCTTTCAGGGGCATATCTCTGGTATCAATTTGAGTTTGAATATCTGGTACGGTTGCAACAAATCGGAATTGCTGACGAGATTCCAATCAACGGAATAAACGATAGAACTTTGACTGATGGCCGGATCGGAAGCTTCGATAAAATCTATACGCAGTATGTACAGGCTTCGGACACAAGACTGCCGATAAAAGACATTCCGGTTCCGGACGGATTTCCATCGGTGGCAATTCCGGATGTGGCGCAAATGGTTGATCTTACAAAAAACCCGCTCGATGGTGCTTTTACAATAGCATGGGCGAGCGCGTTTGATGTCGATAAGGCATAAAGGAGTAAGGGAATGGATATAAAATATCTTAAACCGAAACAGGGGGCGATTGTAAGAGATCCGATGTCAAAGGTTCCTCTTGCTCCCGATGGAGAATGGAAACCCTGGGATAGTTATTGGCGGCGTCGGTTCAGTGACGGGTCTGTCGAAATTATCGAACCAGAAACCAAAATAAATGTAGTAGAGACAAAGGTTGAAAAAAAATCTTTGTTTAAGAAGGAGGAATCGAAATGATAGCATTCAATAATGTTCCGACCACTATCAGGACTCCGGGAATATATACCGAAGTCGATAATTCAAGGGCTCTTGCGGGATTGGCTCAGAATCCGCATCGAGCACTCATCATCGGGCAGAAGCGAGTAGGAACGGGAGCGGGAACCGTCGATAATGGTGTTCTCGTCGCAATCACCCGAGACAATCTCGCAAATGGGTACTTCGGGCAGGGGTCAATTCTGGCTCGTATGTGCGACACTTTTAAACTGAACAATCCGAATACCGAATTATGGGCAATCGCAATCAGTGCGGGAACGGCGCAAGCGTCGGCGAAGATTTGCTTCAGTCGAGCTTTGAGTCACGCTGCGGGAATAGTCAGCACGAATGGCGAATACCTATACATGATGATCAACGGGGTTCAGATTGCAACACAGTTGCTTTCCGGATGGTCCGGGTTGGATATCGGAAGTGCGATAAAAGCCGCGGTAAATGCGAATTCGTCACTCCCATGTACAGCATCGATTTCGGCGGCTGTTGCTTCACAGGCGTTTTTCTTATCCGCGATTTGTTCCGGATCGGCTGGAAACTTCCTTGATGTCCAGTTCAATTACTATCAGGGTCAGAGTTTCCCGACATGCTTCAAAGATTCGGTGCTTATCTCGGGATTCGAGGGCGGTGCAGGAGTCGGAGACCTAGGCGATGTGTGGGCAATTATAGACGGCCAGCAGTTCCAGTATATCGTACAGCCGTATACGGACGGAGCGAATCTCACTTCTCTCGAAAACGAATTGAACACGCGATTCGAACCGCTTACCGATCTTTACGGGCACGGGTTTGTCGGGGCAAGGGCTCCACTCGCATCATGCGCAGCTCTCGGGCTCACGCGAAATAGTCCACACAATACGATTATAGGTGCCTACGGATCACCGAGTTCTCCCGAGGAATGGGGTGCGGCTCTCGGAGCAATTGCGGCGGAAAAGCTCAATAATGATCCCGCGAGACCGCTTCAATTCCTGGAATTGAAAGGCATTTTGCCGCCACTCGGAACGAACATATTCACGAGATCGGAACGCGATACGTTGCTTTACGATGGTATCGCAACATGGATCGTGAGTGCGGGAAAGGTTATGATCGAAAGATGCATTACGACATACCGGACGAACGTGCTCGGAACAATCGATCCTTCATATCTCGATGTAGAGACTTTAGCGACACTGGCCGAGATCAGATATCAGTATAAAGCGAGAATGCAGACCCGGTTCCTTATTCCGAGATTCAAACTCGCTGATGATTCTTTCCCGGTTCAGCCTGGTACGTATGTGGTAACACCGAAGACAATCAAGGCCGAGATAGTCTCGCTCTTCACGCAGTTGCAGGATGTGGGATTGATCGAGAACCTTCAGGACTTCATCACGAACCTGATTGTCGAACGCGACGCTTCGGACGTGACAAGGGTTAACGTGATGCTCCCTACAAATCTCGTAAATCAGTTCCGGGAACTCGCGAGCAAACTCAGTTTCATTCTTTAAGGAGGATTAAATGAAAATTACAGGTCGAGTTGAAATAATCGTAAATGCGAAAACGATTTTAAACAAAGAAGGCGCCACAATAAACGGGTTGGGGCTTTCGGGGAAACCGGCTTTCGAGCGCGAAATGGTAGTCGGTCCAACCGGATTTCACGGAAGAGTCGAAAAGCCGATCACGCCTATGCTTGAAGTCACTGTCACAGATCGTGACGATATCATGCTCGATGATTTCGCGCAAATCGACGGGAACGGGACGATAATATTTCGGGCAGCCGGAGGCGGAAAGGCATACGTCGGAGAGGGGTGCACCTGTCTGAATAATTTTTCGCTCACGGACGGCCAGGGAGAAGTCAAACTTCGGTTCGCAGTCCCGTACTGGACAGAAAAGGTTGATGCATGAACAAGATAACGATAATCAAACTTGAATATCCAATCTCAAAAACAGAGAATGGGAAAACGAGCGAGATCACATCGGTTACTATCGGTCGCATAAAAGGGAAGCATCTTTCTTTGCTTCCCGAAGGCGACATGAGCAATATTAAGCCAAAGGACATGATTCCTCTTATTGCGGGTCTTGCCGATATCACGGTCGAAGAAGCCGGGGAAATCGACATGAAAGACCTGCTTAAGATTTCCGAAGTGGTGACGAAATCGCTAAAGAAATGAAGCCCCTTGCAAACTGGAAAGAGGTTTGCTGGGGGCTGGCATGGATGTACCACTGGCCGCCTGATGTGGTCATGAATCTGGATTTGGAAGAGATTTATTTCTGGTTTGAGGGCATGGAGAAAATAGCGGAATGGCGAACGAATACTCAATAGCAGTATTATTCAAGCTCATCGATGAACTCACAAAACCCATGCAGAAGATGGGGCTTGCCGTACAAAATCAGGGCAAGAAGATTTCAGAGTTCGGGGAGAAGTTCGTCAAAGGCGGTGAGAAAATGGCGAAGCTCACCGCACCGCTGTCTATTCTCGGTGGCCTTGCGATAAAGAACTTCGGAGAGGCGGATGAGGCTCTTGCTCGGTTGGAAAATGCCATTCGAATCGCCGGGAAGCAAGGCTCGATATCCGCGAACGGTCTAGAGGAATTTGCCAAACAATTACAATCAACAACGAACATCGAGCACGAGGCAACACAAGGCGCTATGGCTATGATGATTCAGATGACAAATCTGAATGAGGGGCAAATCAAGCAGATCACACCTCTTCTGCAGGATTGGTCAAAGGCGATGGGTGTAGACCTCGGGACGGCAACGCAGCAATTTATCCGCATGATGTCAGGGTCTTCTCAGGGACTGGGTCGTTACAAGATCGGCGTTACCCAGGGTATGGACTCAACGCAACGCTTCTCCACAGCTGTCG